ATTATATGTACGTCTTGTTATTACTTGTGCTCTGACAGATGGTGTTGTCAATTAATTAATCCCTCCAGTATCGGAGGCTCATAGTTCAAGCCCTTCTGGACTTTACCATTAGCGTCCTTGATTAGTGGTAGCTTACTCATGTTAGACTTATGAACTAATGCAAATGCTTTATCAAAGTCCATACCAAATGATACTGCCATACCCTTAATCACATACACAACGTCACACATTTCTTTAAGTAAGTCTTGCATCATAACATGACGTTCTTCTGTGTGCAGATCAGTTTCAATATCAAGAGCTGCACTTGCCAGTTCTTGTATCTCTTCAAAGAGGAGCCGTAACCTAAAGTCCATTAACTCTTTGCTGTAAGGTTGATCAATGGCTAACTCCATCTTCTCATGAAACTCTCTAACTTTTTTCATTATAGTAAAACTCCTTCATCATTTCAATACACTTTATTGCTTTGTTTAGATCCTCAACACCATTCTTATCTTGATGTCGTACTACATATTTTATTACACTACCAACATCTAAGGTTAGTTTGTTCTCAATACAGAATGTCCAAGGATCTATCTTATACTTGGCATAGTATGTAGGACGTATGTTAGTACTACCACCTAGCCATTGATCATTCAACTCATCTTCTGGAATCATACTCTTGACGGCTCCCATAATATTACCTCCTCAGTTTTTTAGTCATAGTCATCAGCTCTTAATATCTTAGCTACCCTAGCCTGTCTTAGTGCATCCTCTTCAGTAAGGTCAGCCTTATGAAAAGCTGTAAGTACACTGTCCCAAGTAGGAGTCTTAAGTATTTCTACTGCTTTCTTAGGCCCAATACCAGGACATCCTTTGTAGTTATCAGTGGAGTCACCTACTAGTGTCTGATACAAGTGCATATAATCTGCAAGAGTTTCAGTTACAATTTCAGTTACCTCACTATCTATATTAAAGTATTCACATGGGATTGTCAACATATCTTTATCAATACTAACGATCACATTCCTAGAATGACTACCATCAGTAGCCAGAATACCTAGACCATCATCAGCTTCACAATCATGTAGGGTAAAAGTAGTATGAGTTTCCTTAAGGTATTCCACCAGAGAATGATAACCTAGAGGCTTCTTTGTGGATTTTCTATTGCCTTTATAATCTTCTAAAATTTTGTGCCTAAAATATTTTGACCCTCTAGGAGAGAAGCATATAATGAAATTAGATATACCTATCTTCTCCTGCCAATACCTTATGCTACTATCAGCTTGAGCTTTAAGTTCTGCTAGGTTAGTAGCAGTAGTGACTATACCATCTTCCCACTCTACTTCATTCTGGACAGCCCAACAAGTTCTGTATGTAAGTATGTCTCCGTCTATTAATAGCCGTGAAGTCTTCATCTGTATCTCCCATATCAGCGTGTCTTTGATAGTGACAGTTCTCACATATATAGACACATTTAAGTATTTCTTTAAATGTTTTAATTTTGATTTTCCATCCTGTACTTCTTTGAATGTCTATCTCTTTAGTTGCTGGAATAACATGATGAAAATGTAAAGTTCTTGTTTCATTTCTTAAACCACAATCCTGACAAGTGAAATCAAATAACCAAGAATAAAAACCAGCTCTTATTTTATACAGATAAGCATCATACTTTTTCTTTTCAAGCTTGGTTCGTTGTTTAAAAGGATTAGTACTGATTAGCACAAGATCCATTTGCTTCATAAAAACTACTAAGTCTTCTAGAGTTTTAATGTGTGTCAGCCCAAGTCTTTCCAATATGGCTAGTTGCGGAAAGTGTACAGCCAAATTCAAAGTACTCTCCTGCTCTAGAAATAGATTCAGCTGCGTGTTTAGCAATTTCTTCTGCATACTCTTCTTTAACCTCTATTTGAAACTCATCGTGAATATTTGCTACAAACTCATAGTCACTTTGGTTGTAGTGTTTTTTCAGACGGTCATCTAGCAGGATCAAAGCTTTCTTCATCAAGATAGCACCAGCACTCTGTAGTAGAGTGTTTAAAGCAGAGTGTTCTGAACGTATGTGTAGTTGCCTACCGTCAAGACCAACGAGATGCCCTCTCCTCCTGAAGACTTGCTTAACCTTTTCGGTAAGCTCCATAAGACCGCTAATTCCAGATAAGAGGGACTCTCTGCCTTGTTTACCTTTCTTTGCACCACCTCCAAGAATCTTACCAAGCTTTTGATCTCCTGCCCCATAAATGAATGCGTAGAAAAAAGTCTTTGCAATATCTCTTGATGATAGTCCAAGTGCATCTCTATTGAGGGAGTGAACGTCACTTCCATCGTCTTTAGTACCATCGACTGCTGCTTTGGCATATATACCTCCATCATATTTTTTAAGGTATCCTGCTAAAGCTCTTAGCTCCAAGCCATCAGCATCACAACCAACCAATACATGATTCGTACTAGCTCTAAACAACCTACGACACTCATTACCATAAGGGCTGTAGGAGGCAGGGACTTGAGCAACATTAGGATTGCTATGAGTACAACGCCCAGTAACTGCTCCATTAGTATTAACTGAACCATAGATACGTCCACCTCGTTCCAATTTAAGCCAAGCATGATTACCCTCCGCTAATTGTGAGATACGTTTAGAGATTAGGAAGTGCTCTTTAAGTTCTTGACAGTTAGGTAGTAGTAGCTTACTTAATACTGACTCGTCTATCTTAGGTTTACCTCCAGCTGTAAACTCTGTAGGTTTCCACCCTTGCTTCTTCAAACACCTAGAGATATGATCCCTGGAATTAGGATTGAACTCTACTTGTTTGATCTTATTATACACAGCTCCTTTGCTAGTACCTCTTTTCTTACTACTAACTTTAGGAGTTACTTCACCTTCATCAACAAACCAACTACCATAACTAGCTCTAAGAGCTGACCCTAACTCTTCTTGACGTTTGAGTAGTCCTACATATAGTTCTTTACCTTTGACTACATCAAACGCATAGCCATGTTCTACCTGTCTTTGAATGATCTGTGCAAACTTATGTTCTAAGTCTAAGGCATCTTCAGAATACTCTAGTACCTCAAAGTGATACTTAAGATGAGCTGTAACACTAACATCTTGTACACAATAATCAGCCATAGCAGGAGTAAACTTACTCCACACATCGTCTGATCCTGTACCTATAGTCTGCTTAAGTACACCTATTCTCTGACCCCAAGCTTTCAAACTATGAGAACCATAAAGCTTGTTGTCAATAGCGTGTTCCTTAGCATCTACTTCATAGAGGTTAGTATGACAGAGCCTGGAGACCACCAGTGTATCAATGATCTCTGTGTGCTTACTAGGTGTCCACCCTAAGATCTTCTTTAGTACAGGCAGATCATAACCAATAAGATTATGTCCAGTGATAGACTTAGCAGAACTCATGATCTCTAGTGCATCTTCAAGACAATCATACGGCTCTTGATTAGCAAAGACTTGTCCTGCTTCAGCTTCAACTACAGACATACCTATACAATGTATTTTAGTAACAGTAGGAAGTAACCCATCTGTCTCTATGTCTACTATTAAATCTAGGTCACTCATTGTTTTGGCTCCTGATTAAAAACACTACGAGAAGGTTCTAGTTTAGAAATCCTCTTGTCCATCTGATCTATTCTGTGCCACTGAACTTGTTGCACATTCTTTAAGTCTTCCTGTAGTTGTGTCATAGAATAAACTTCCTGCAAGTCCTGTAGATGAGCCTTTATATCTTGCCTTAAGTACTCTAACAGAGGTCTCACCGTCCTGCTGCTGGTCTCGTTCAAGTCCAATGACGAAATCACTGAGTTGAGCAATACTTCCTGACCCTCTAAGATCTGAGAGATTGACTTGTTTGCCATCTTCATGCCCCTTTCCTTGTTGTGGTCTCTTTAGGTGAGAGACAATGAACATCCCGATATTAAGCTCTTCAACTAATGACCTAAGCTGCGTCATTATGTTGTCTATCAACCGTCTTTCATCTCCACCTTCAATTCCACTGACCATAATACTGAGATGATCAAGCACAAACCAAGAAACATTACAGGAGTGAACGAGATAACGAATGCGACTAACCAGAACATCAACATCTACACTACCCCAATGATCATACAGGTATAATCTGTTGTCTGCAAATACCTTCTCCCATATATGTCTCTTAAATTCTTCATCTAAATCCTTTTCTAAATGTAGCATCATGTTAGCTTCAATAGACATGAAGTCTATGGCAGCCTGTCTAACAGATTCTTCCAATGCAATATAACCCACAGTCTCACCTTGAGAGAGGAAGTAAGCAGCAATTTCTTTAACAGCTGTAGATTTACCTGCACCAGTACCTGCACAGAATGTAACAATCTCACCTTTTCGTGCTCCTAAAGTTTTAGCATTAAGTTCCTTCCAAGGATAGTCATGATCACTAGCAGTCATAGGACAGTTAACTAAGTCCCATGTATCAGAGCCAGCAATGATACCATCTGGTCTATAAACTCTAGCTCTCCATATAGCATCAACTACTTCTGCAGTTCCTTCTTCACACAGTAGCTCACTCGCATCCTTCTTTCCCAATCTAGCGATCTTGCATCTTCCTGGTGGGAAAAGTTCTGCCACTTGTACAGCTGCTTTCTGACCTGAAGGATCCATGTCAAACATAAGTATGGTCTCATCAAACCCCAACAACCACTCAAGGTTCTTAGCCACAGTCTTCTTAGCTGACTTGTCACCACTGGGAATAGAGACCACAGGCCACATACAGTTCTGAGCTTCTGCAATACTAAGTGCATCTAATTCTCCTGTAGTTATACATATCTTCTTACCGTCATTCCACAAGTGCTTACCCCATAGGCCAGAGCAATCACCTATGGTACGGAACTCTTTATTCTTAAATCTAATCTTCTGCCCTACAACTACACCGTC